CCGCCTTTGTCAAGACATCAACGAAACCGGCGTACTCGTGCTTGGGGATAATTACATCATCTCCATACACGCAAGTGTTGGACCAATCCAAATAAAGGGTTGGCCCACCACGAGTACATCGATATCCGTAGATGAGAGCCGAAATGATTAGTGTCATAAGAGGAAAAGTAAAACCATTCCCCATTGTACTAATCATATTCAACTCGACTTGTATGTCGCTGTTAGCGTCTTTACCATCGACGTTAACTTTTATCACAGGCGATCTGAGCTTCATTAACAGATCGAACCATGATTGCGGCATAAGGGCTCGTACAAGATCGATACTGATCATATCGCTGGCAGCTTTTAAATCGAGGGTAGCAAGTTCCCCCGACTCGGAGCCGCGTTTGGCCATAGCCTTATTCTTAGGCTGTTGGGTGCGAATGTCCAGTCCGATACGTCTCAAGGCACCTTCTAGGTACATGCCTGCAGCAAGCTGCAGACACATGTTACCAGAGGGCTCGATGGCGATTGTACGTTCAGTGTCCTCGTTTTTGGGGACTGTTGTTAGTTTTGAACCCTCGATAATCGTAGTTCCCGAAACTCCTTTGCTACCATCTCTGGCAGCGAAGTACGGGTTTAATCTACGGAGTTTAAGAACAAAGGGTTCGCACAGAGCAGTGCAGGTCATTTCCTGTGAAATTTTCTCGGCGGCGTGGGTGCCTTTAACGCCATTGCTGGCGCCAGGGCCAAACCGCCAATTGGAATACAGGAAAGACATCTCGAGAGGCTGCTGTATGGCCAACTCGTCAAAGGAAGATGTGTAGCGCTCTAAAACAGTAGTAATGAAATAACGAGCGTTATCCACGATCCTTCGATCTAGGCAAGAAGAAGGAGGAGTCTCCTTTTGGAAGACTCCAACCTCCTCATTCGTCCGAAGAAACTTCTGGACGGCTTCGCTTCGAAGATGATCCTTACGGATCCGCGCCTTTTTACGGGCGCGCTGCACCTGACGCTGAACACCGAAATTAGCATGGTATTCAGAATCGGAAAGCT